TCAGCATCTTTCTCATTCATATATGGGACGAGTTCACTTTCTTTGTCAGGCATGGTATAAGATTGACCATACTCTTCCAGGAATTGTGAAAAAGCCTTAATATTAAATTTTGGACATGATTTATTAACGGAACCCTTGTTGTCATCACCATAGGTGCCCATAGCGACATTCTTTCTAAACACCTTTGTTGGATAAAGGGTGAAGAAGAAACAACGCAAGTTCAAACTTCCTCCAATGCCATTAAGAATGACAGTGAGAGAGTTTCCACTAATATGAGTACCTTCGATAAGGCCAATAAGATCACCATTGTAGGCAATGAAAGGAAATACTAGATCTCCTGCCATTGCCTCCATGATGGTTATGTCCTCTTCAGAATAATTACATAATCTTGCAAGGTCTATAAGTATGCGTAATGCAGCAGCAATCAATTGTGCTGTCATACGTTGGTCGTACTTACTATAGTCGCCTGCAAATATTTGCATTACACCAAACATTACCATAAAGTCGTGTAATTGTTGCCATTCAGGACTGAGACTATTTATGCCAACAGCACATTCTGCCACCAGTGGATTCATTTGAATAAATCTAATGATTGGCAAAAAATACTGTCTGATGAGAAAGGTTAAAGCTATCGCATTTCCGTAGAATATGCGACACTTTTCCTTATCATCTGGCAAAATCTCGTCCTTCTTGCAAGCTTTAGCGATTGCATATGCTCTGTTACCAGATTTATACAATTCGCGGCAGCGTTCAATTTCTTCTTTAATTTCAGGGGTAAATTCTCTGTTGTTAGGAAACATTTCCTCAGGAGGAAGCTCAACAACGTGTTTACGTTTAGCTCCACCTAAGGGGAAACCAATGGAAGTAGATAGATTGATAGCATCAATAAATCTCTTTCCAAGGGCTCCACAAAGAGTTTGTTTCTCACTTAGTGGTTTCATTTCCTTCCACGCGGGAACGGTTTCCATCACTTCAATGAGATCCTTCTTATAATCAGTCACTGCCATTTCGATCAGTGCATGAGGATAAGGTTTGGCGGGTTTACTAACCACACTTAGGCACTTCTGCCAGCCAAACCAATCAGG